CTTGTAGCATTAATTTTTCTGGGCGACCTACCTCTAACGCATCATATTTTTTCATATGGCGTTCTAAACATTCTAACTGTGCTTCAGATGGCCGAAAAACCATCTTAATACGGTAGCGATGTTCACGCTGTAACTTGCTGATATACTCTAGTAGGGTTGGCATAATTAAATCCTCTTATAAGACTATTTATTGTGACCAACACGGTTTAGGATGGCTTTGACAATATCATTACGGTTTCCAATCATGCCAGAGTCTGTTGCATCGAGGATATTGCTATCGTTGCCCTTTTCTCCGTCCATTCTTGCCTTTCGCAATTGTAACTCAACCATTTTGAGCTTTTTATCCAACTTTGCAGTCTTGGCATCCACTGCTGTTTTTAACAATTGCGCGGCAACTTCAAAAATCTTGCCCGCATTTCTATCATCTACATTAAAGCCTAAATCCATCAAGCGTTCGCTTTGTTCTTGGGCTTTGTTTGCAAGCCCATCCAGCTCTCGCTCTGCTGAAGCCATGTCTGTCACAGTAGGCAACGCAATATCTACACGAGTTGCCATGTCAATGGTCGCCAGTGCAGTATCTATTTCCTCCTGTATTTCCGCAGGAACTTCAGTTGATTGTGTGTCTAGTAAAGCATTGGCTTCATCAATCGGTGCAAAGCCAAACACTTCTTCTAATTTTTTAGTCATGAACTACTTATGACTATTTGCGTCTCTTCCGAGTCGGATTTACATTGTTAAAAATGTCTTCTTCTGTTAGAATACGGAATGTGGCACCCATGCGCTGGCACCATGCTTTGGCGGCTTGCCACTTGCACATGTTGAGAGCAACAGCGGCCTTTTCTTGTTGGCTACGGGCAAGTTCCATCAATGCTTGTGACTTGGGTTTAATTTCAACCAGTTCAGCATGTCTACCATTGGCATTTTGATATACAACAAAAAAGTCTGGCACATAGAATGTATCTTTTCCCGTGAAAGGATTGCGATAAGGTATGCGTACATTTTCACTTGCCCACGAAACTACACCTGGATGATTATCGCAGAAGCGCATGAATGTTAGTTCCCAGCCACTGCGATATTTAGGAGTGCCTTTGCCCACATATTTTTCAGGGTGTGTTGGAGTAAAGAACCCTTGTGAGTAGTTGTTGGCCATTATAGTTCACGAGCAATTACAGTACTCAATTTGGCCGGCTTGTCTTTGTAATATCTGACTGTGTTGGGCAAAGTTAAATTGATATAATCCAATATGCTTTGATCAACATCTATTTTACCTGTGCTGGTGGCTTTGTCAACAAATTGTTTAAAGTTTAAATCTTTTTCCACACACACATTCCAAAAAACAATCACAATGTTTTCTGCGGCAATCCTGGACAGTCCAACTGATAAAATCTTTTGAACTGCTTTGTCAAAGTCCACTTGTGGAATTACTTTTACCATACTGTTGAATTACCCTTTAATGGATTGTTTGCTTGATAGCTTTGTTGACGGGCGGCCTGTTGACTTGATAGTGCATTGCTCTTGGTGTCGTTGGCGTTGACAGGTGCATATCCGTTGACAACAGCTGGACCAATTGCTTCTTTTTGTTGGTTTAGCGCAGTATTATAGATTACTTCTCTATCAACCACTCTGACCTTAGGTGCATATCTTTGTGTTGATGTGTTGGCTTCCAGTTGAGCTTGCTTGACTGCTATTTGTAAATCCTTTGGAGAATCGCTGGCAGGATTAAAATTGTTCTTAAATGCTGTTTGCCATTCCGTAGTACTTGACTTGAAGTCGGGCATGTTTTCTAGCCTAGACAAAAAGTCCGTCTGCTTGCTGGCCTCATCACGAGTTGGAAAAGTGCCACTGGTTGCTGGCGAAACTGTACCAGTGCTTGCATCATACAAGATTGGCTGTGCTGTATTATTATCCAATGGAATTGTAACTGTGTCTACAAATTGTGGTGTAGTTGAACTGGATGCGCTAAAGAGTCTGGCCGCAAAAGGTTCTGGTGCTGGTGCTGGTGGTCTAGGGTTCGGCGGCAAAGCCTGTGTGAGACGACTTCTTAAACTTCCTGGTCTGACTGGATTTATATTTGGATTGTATCCAACATCACCAGGTAGCTTGTTTAAGCCAGCTCTTCCTCTCGGAATTCCAAATGCCGCTGAAGTTGGATCACCGTCATTGGCAGAACCGCCACCATTTTGTACCCAACCGTTGACTGGTTTGTCTGGTTTAACAACAGTTGGGTCAATTGGCTTGGTCAGCACAGGTGGTGGAGTGGGCTTTGCAACAGCAACACCAGTAGTGACATCTTGGGCTTGGCCGTCACAGAACTCTGATTCCATATTTTCATATCTGATTGTCACAGTCCATAACACTACATCGCTGGTTGCATAATCCAAGGTATCGTGCTGTGCATCTGTAATGAATGCGTTCTTCAATGTGTATATTTTATCGACGTCGTTGCCGCCACCGCTGTCTGCCAGGCTCATGCCGATCCCGCCACCGCCTAAAGTCCTTTGCGTAATTTTTACTTCAATTGGTTCAAAGTTTGCTTTTTTACTGCCGTCTGTACAATCAAACTGTCCATGCACAAATTTCCAAATCACTGAATCTGCAACCTTGTTGCATTGATCATAGAAGCTAATGGTAATTGGTTCGTAGTTGAATTTTGTTTGTACAATTGTTTTATGGTTATAAACATTAATAATTTGTGTGTCAGTTGACCAGCGTGGCAACTCACAAGTTTTAGCAACCAACGGAGGACTTGAACCAATACCTTCACCACTGAGAACAACATCCCATGCAAATTTTAGGTAAGGAAATCCACCTTCAAGAGGAAGTCCATTTTCCTGCCGGCCAATGAGTTGTGTTGCTAAATTTGAATATGCCATTTGTTATAATGAAAAAGGGCGATTTCTCGCCCTTTTTATTTCTCCTAATAAGAGCAAGCATTTCTGCTTACACTTACTTATCACTTGATATTAAAGCTAGTTATTAACCGCCGGAATCACCACCTGTTGATGGTCCTAATACGTCAGAAGGCGCATCGCCTTCTAACACTGGTTCATCTATCACAATGTGGTTAGCATTATCGTACTTGATAGCTATGGTAATATTCAATGGATCACTACTCGAATAGTTGTTCTCACCGTAGTTGACGTTTTGAATATATGCGCCAACCAAGTGCCATCCATCTAAAACAACTTCAGAGCCACCTGAGCCACCATCTAAGTTTTCAATACGCAAACCAAACTTGTAGCCTTCACCAGATGCCGCTGAACTTTGTTCAGCATGGTTAAGTTGTCTTTCAAGTTGTGCGGCAATTGCTTTTGCAACTAGACCAGTTACATCGTCTTTTACAGTGATTGTAATTGGATCCCAAGTGTGTTTACCTGCCAAGAAAATTCTCGAATTGTAAACATCAACTGTGATATCGTCGTGCGTTACGCTTGGACGAGTTACACTAACAACCTGACTTGTTAGTTCAAGGGTTTCAGCACCATTGCCAAAGTTGTTTAAGACTACACGAAAACGATAACCTAACTTTGGTTGAACAAGAGCACCTGTGCTACCACCTGGTACATTAAATTTGTCTAATTGGACCGCCATTTTATTTCTCCTTGTCCTTATTTAGTGCCGCCGGCAATCGCGCCAGTGTTTACTACCCTAACAGGAATGTAGATGAATTCTGCGGCTTTGACTGGCTCAATTGCCACATCAATGTACAGTTCGTTTCTATCAATTCTAGCTGGTGTATTATTTGTTGAATCACAAACTACCAAGAAGTCATATACAGCTCTTTTGCTATACAAATCTGCTAAGAAGCCATTGAATACAGAAATAATACGATCGCGGGTCTTTTGATCGTTTGGTTCAAATATGAACGGACGAGCAATAATATCAAACTGTTTACGCAAGTAAGCTAATAAACGGCCTACATTGACACGATCCAATGCTGTGTCTGCTGGGTACAATGTTTTCTGTCCCCAGATGTACAAACCCTGGCCTGGGAAGTTGACCAATGGGTTAATCTTGTCAAGATACAATGTATCTCGCTGACCTTGATTCAATGCTATTGGCATGAATTCGTTTTCAGCAGTTACCAAACCTAAGTTACTGATACCACTTAACGCACCGCGAGTTAAACCAGCTGGAGCAAACCAAGGATAAGCAACTTGGTCGTTGTAGGCAATACCACGCAATACTGCATGACTTGCTGGAACTGCAACATCATTACCATCCAAGTCTGTTGACAAAGCACTTGGATAATAAATTGCGGCACCACCACTTCGAGTTGTTAGACCATCAGCACCGTTACTGCCTGCTTCTGTGCCCAATGCCCAAGTATGTACATCACTCATTCTACTTGATAACTTCATCGGAGTGTCAGCAATAATAAATGCTGTTTCCTTACGATCAAAGTTCAATGTGATCATTTCGTCTAGACATTCAACATATCCTGGAGTTGCAATAATATTGAAATCTAATGTTTCTGCACGAAGAGCTGGATTGTCTGTCAATGCTTCTTGTAAACGCTTGACAACTACACGGCGTTGTGCTTTGTCAAACATGTAAGGAGCACCGGCTTTGGCACCTGCATCAATATTGCCAGACTCTGTGGTCCAACGACTGTTGTCTCCGTCTTCTACCCATTTCTTAACATTGCCAGAACTCATTGCGCTGTTCCATAATAGCATATCGTCTGGGTAGTAAGCTGGGTTTGGTGCTGTGTCTAATGCTGTTGCACCATTTTCTGTTCCTGTGGTGTCACCTAATGTTGTTGTTAAATCAGCAAACAAGCAACCTTCTTCTGTGGTCTGGTCTGCATTGTCACGAGCGACCCATGCACTACCATCATATACTTTTAGTAATGGATAGTTGGCCATGTCATTTGTGTCAACCCATACATCACCAAAGCTTGGGTTTGCTGGTTCTTCAGTGTTGACATCAACTTGGCTGACTGCTTTCCAAATTGGAGTGCCGTTAACTGTATCTTTTACATAGATGTCCACTGTGTCGCCGGCATCGTACCATAACTTACCATCTGGAGTTGCACCTGCTGGTTTGTCATCACCTGCTGATGGATCAATTACAACCCAAGCATCACCATTGTAACGCCTGATTTGAAATTTTGCTTCGTTGGTATCTGGAAATTCAATGTAAAGATCATTTACATTTAGTGCATCTCCAAATTCTGTAGTTGCAACTGTATTGTTTGCGTAACCAATTCGCATGTCAGTTTTGTTTGGACCAATTACTTGTTTTGTCCATGTCTCTGTGCTTGCATTGTATTTCTTAATGACTGGAGCAAAGCCTGCATTTGGACTTGTTACTTTAAACCAAACATTTCCAGCAGTTGGAGTNGGACGGTTATAGTGAGCACTAATTGTAACAGTGGCAGAAATTGCACCTGAACTTAAAACAACCCAGGCACCAGCTAATTTTTTATAGAACTGTCGCATTGTGGTGCTGGCATCTACTGCATAGTCTCCGTTAGCACCAACGCCATTGCCTGGCGCACCAACAGTGACTCTAACTTTTTTCTTGATCCATTTAGTGCCATCGCCTTCAAAGATACCCCAAGATGTAAACAATGTATCCAACCAGTATTGACCGTTGGTTGGAGGTCCAACTGGTGCAGATGCTGATGGCTCTAATTCTTCCATCTTTAAATCTGCTCGTACTAGGATAGCACGGTTGGCAATGCCTAGATAATAGTAAGCGGCCAACAAGCCGTATTCGTTTAATTCGTGTCCGTGTACTGGTGTGCCGTCGACGATGGTGAAATTTGGTTCACCATATAATTGTACTAATTCTCGTTGGCTTGTGAGCATTAGTGGTTTAAGGGCAAAGGGTGCTGTAGTGTAAGTTGCGCTTGTTCCGTCTGGTGCTTTCTTGTTAGAAGCACTTGCTAAAACAATAACAGGTACAGTTCCAGTGCCTGCAGATGCGTATGCACTTTCATCAATGATCGATACACTTACGCCTGGGGAAACTAGCTGAGCCATTTTAATATCTCCGTAATCTTAAGGGATTCTCATTACCCTTCATGAAGATATTTAGCTATAAAACGAAAAATGACGATATTTAGCGGTACAACTGATTTTATAATTTACTGGACAACCATTTCTAGCTGTTTATATAGATTATCCACAGTACTATTGTTGTCAATTATTGCATCAAACTTGGTACCAACCCACGCCCATTCGCTGGCATGTACATCCGAGTAGGCAGTGGCCATGTGGTTGAAAGTACCAGCATTTGTACTTATGGCAATATCGTACCATTCTGGATCTTCTCCTCGCACTACCCTGATCACTTGTCCGCCAGCATTTCTAATTGCTTTGATTTCATTGGGAAACCTACAGTCGGAAATTACAATGTTATCTGTGGTGTTTCGCAGGCGGGCTTCTAAACTTGCAATCCAAATGTCGTCATGAAAGCTTTTTCGGCAAACTTCAGTTCCCCACCACTGTAAGACCCAACGAGGAGTCAAGTTAGGCATGTCAAGTCTGGTACTCCACCAAGGATCAACTTGTTCTCGCCATTCGCGGGCTTGTTTGGTGCGGCCTTCCAGCATTTCTCTATCCCAGCCAAACACAGCGGCCACTGCATCTTTAAGGGTTGAGGCAAACGAATCTCTGCGAAATTCGTGAAAGTTAACCAGATAGTCTGCGGCTGTGTCTTTGCCAGAACCTATAAAGCCACATACGCCAATAATTTTTGTAGTCATAGCTAAGTGTAGCACAACTATGACACTAGGTCAACTATTTTTTAGCCAATTATGAAGCCTAGTGGAGTTCCGCCATCTGAATACTTTGACAAGTCATCTTCTAGCTTTTCTATTTCAGCTGACGCTTGTGTGATCAGATCATTGCCGTTCAACTGTACTCCGCCTTGCGGGCCAGCTAAACTTGCAAACTTGCTACGGGCTTGCCCTAATATCATTTTTGCATTGGCCAAACTGTAATTTCTAAGCCATTGCCTGCAATGCGTGTCGGCCAATAGAGATTCGTCTGGACGATAATTGAAGGTATGTAAAATAACTGGTTCATCGCCTTTGATATTTCTGTGTAATGTCAAACGCTTTGTTTCAGAACTCCAAGTAAACATCAAATTGGCGCCAAAAAAGTATCCAAGCATCTTGCGTTGACCCATGTACAACTCAAAAGTTGCAAGTCCTGCTCCTCTTGTGGCATTTAGCATGTACATGTTAAGATAGCCAGCTTCAAACGGTTCAAACGATGCGGCAGTGGTACCAATTCCGCCACCACTGGATCTGTAAACATTGGTAACTTCATTGATTTCATTTGGCAAATAATATGTGCTTTCAGCAGTTTGTAGATTTAAAATCATAAAGCTTTCTTCTACTGCACGACTGCTTCGCTGGCGGTAGTAATCAATGGATTTATCAATTACAAGGTCGTAATGTTCTTTGTCTAGTTCAATATCAACCATTCCACCGCCGAGACTAAGCTCAATGAATCGTTGTACTTTTGATCGTTCGGATGTTTTTGTGTCGTCTGCCATATAGTGTCTCCGAGACTATTTACCGGAGACGCTCTACAAAACCTACTTGATTGCTCGGAGCAAGATTGTTTCTGGACTAATGCGTCCTTTTAACCTGGTTTCCACTGACCTAATGGTATCCATAAACTTACGCAATCCGGGCTTGCCTTGTGTCTTAAACTCTGCCAGCTTTTCTGCGGGTTTACGCAAGGTCTTGCAGGTGCTCTTGATCTCATCAAAGCCAATGATAGCAGAGCCCTTGACGCCCAACTGTCCCACTACCATGTCGCCATGCATGGCTACAACAAAGCGACCCAGCTTACGAGTCTTGGTATTGTAAGTCCACAGCTCACTCATTTCTAGAATCTCAGTTGGATTGATACTCTTAAGACCAAGCTCAGCAAACTCTCTAAGATACTTTAGACCTTTAACTTGGCGCTCGGGTGGCACTGGCTTGCGCTTGGGTTTGGCACGGGTGGCTATTTTACTAGTCTTGTATGCACTGGCATCATTGATGATTGCCTCGTAGAACTTGATTAATGCTTTGACGTCACGCTTGTTCAGGTGTTTGTAACCTTCCATGAGCTGGCTGTCTCTTCCTTCTAGCAATTCATTTAGTTCGTTAATTTTAGGTTGGATGAATTCGGCCACTTTGGCAATGTACTGCACAGAAATATTTTGCCCTTGTAAGAATTTGTAAGCAGAAAATTCTTTGCCTTCGGTCATAAACTCGTCAATTGCTCCTTCAATCTCGCCCATTGCTTCGCTGAACTTTTCAGCAAGCCTGTCTTGGATTGTTTCTTTTTTGACCACTGGTACTGCTGGATCAACTACCACAGTTTTCTCAGATGCAAGACGAGNTTCCAAGTTTCCAATCAACTGATGAATGTGACGCTCCTCATCATTTTGCAGTTCAAATCCTGCCAGAACCATACGGCACACCCAACCAACTGTTAAAGTATACTGGCTGTCATTGACTGCTTTGAACTTGGCAGGATAATGTGCCAATTCTTCTTTGGTGGCACAGTATGCTTCAAAGAATGCCCTGGCATCTTTATGGTCACAAGAGTAGTTGTACCAGTTAAACGCACGGCTCATTTGAATTCTGCGTTGTACTTCATCCCATGTGGCTTGTTCGGTCCATTCTGGTTCGTGCCCCATGCGATGGATGTCGGTAACTTGGATAGCTTTTAGCTTGGGCTTGCCACTGGCATCAAATTTTACTGTACCAGAGTCTTTGGCAGTACGGGTACTTCGGCCCAGTGTTTTTTTCTTTTTAGGGGGTTTTGCGACTGTGCGTTTAGTTGCTGTGGCCATGTTTTACTCCAAGTTAGTAGCGTATAGATGCTATTATAACTTATCTTTGCAAACCTGTCAAGCGACATCTAAGCGGTAAATAGCATGATGAAATAGGTCCATAATGGGCCTGAGGAAATTATGCCTAGAATCTCACTTTGGAAAAACGCTAAAACGCAAGACTATTACTATCAGGACCGTGTGATCCGTGACATGGTAGATGCCAGCGGTACCAGCATGTTGGTCCACAAATATTTAGGTCCAGCGGCAGTGGAGGATGGATCAGATCCGGCCAAGCCAAATTTAGCGGCCCAGACCGAAATTAACGAAATGGACATACAAGACATCTTGTTCATGGAAAACCGCGATCGTGTGTATGACACCACCATCTATGAATTGCGTGGTACCTATAATGTCAACGACCAAGACTTTGACTTGAGCCAATTTGGACTGTTCCTAAACGCTGATACCTTGTTTATCACATTCCATACCAATGAGATGGTCAAACATCTGGGTCGAAAATTAATGGCAGGTGATGTCATTGAGTTGCCGCACTTGAATGACGATTTACTGTTGGATGCCAACGCAAAAAGTATTAACAAATTTTATGTAGTACAGGATGCATCAAAAGCCGCAGAAGGTTTTGGTCCAACTTGGTGGTCACATCTCTGGCGCATCAAAGTGGCACCAATGAATGATGCACAAGAATATCGTAGCATCTTAGGCAATCCAGAAGATGAAGACAGCTTGAAAAATGCATTGAGCACATATCAGAAAGAAATTCAAATTAGCAATGCC